GCTGCCTTTTCAACATTGCCTGAGAGTTTACACTCTGCCTTTGCTTCTATAAGTTCGTTTTTAAAAAACGCAATAGCGTCTGGTATTTTACTAACGTCACGACTTACTTCGCTATACCAACCCATATATTAATCCCAATCTAATTCTTCTTCAAGTACACCGTCAGTGTCAATATCTAGATAATAGTTTATTGCCGCATCTAAAGCACCGTCATTTCCTAAAGCATCTTTAAATGCTTCATCTGATACTCCATAATCGGCACACAAATCTACAAAACGTTCAGCAGCCATTTCGATATGTTTCTTATCGAGATACTCCTTAAACATTGTCCAGATATCAACAATCTGTGCTTCATCCATATGTGCTTACTCCTCGATTGGTTGTAGTTCGTCATTTGCCTCTTCGACGATATCGTCAGAGGTATTTACCACAGATGACTCTTTAATTAAGTAATCTGACATAACCTTATCGAGTAGTTCACCGTTCCAATTTTTACGGTATTCAAGTAGTTCTTCACCATCTAGTGTAGTGTACTTCAAACGGTTGCCGCTTTTTTCAATAACGCCTTTTGCTTCAAACAATTCAAGCAAGCCGCTATATGGATTCATACCTGTTTCGTATGGAATCTTAATTTGTACACCTTCAAACGGTTTAGCATAACGTGTTTTCATTACCTTACAAGCGGCACGAATACCACGTACTTCACTAATTTTGTTGCCTGCTTCATCTTCTTTTAGTTTTAATTTACGCATTGCTACTACAATTGAACTTGCGTAGATAAAGCCTTGACCGCCTGAAATCTTATCGTCTGGGTCAAACATATCTTGTGAAGCATAAGTGTGGTTAGTACATACCATACCAACATTATGCGAACCAAACATATTAACAGTATTACGAACAAGTGCTGTTAGTGCCTTAGGCTTACGACCCATATCACCTTTCATATCACCCTTGTTAAACTGATCTACGTCTGTAGGTGTTAATAACATACCTAGTGAGTCAACTACAAACAATACCTTAGGACGGTCTTCTTCAGCCATATCCTTATAGTCTGCCATGAATGTTGAAATAGTTTTTGCTACGTCATCAATCATTGACATATTAAGTTTTAGTAGTTTTGACTCTGAAGTATCTACATCAAGTGCTTGTAGCCACGCTTCGTCAAGTGCGTTCTCTGAGTCAATAAGAACTACAAAGATGCCTTGCTCTTGTGCGGCCTTTACAATGTTACCTGAACAAATGTATGATTTACCAGCACCAGATTCGCCAGCAAATACACTTACTTTACCTAGTGGAACACCTTTGTTCCAATCACCTGAAATGAGATAGTTGAGTGCGTAGTTGCCTGTACTAACCCAATCAGTAGGATCGTTAAATCCCGCACTCATACCTGAGATTGACTTAGTTAACGAAGTTCTAAACTTCGTAGGATCAAATGCTTTTGATGCCATATGTATCTCCTAATCTAAAAAGCAAAATGGGGGATTGCTCCCCCACTAGTTATTACTGTCCTTGACGTGAACGAATCATTGCTAGAATGTCGCTCGCATCACCGCCAGCCGCCGGAGCCGCTTCTGGTGCTGCCGCAGGTGCTGCCTCAGTTACCGGAGCAGGTGCTACTTCTGCTGCCGGAGCAGGTGCTGCCGCTGGAGCCGCTGGAGCAGGAGTAGTAGCCGCTGGTGCTACATTTGGATCGCCTGTTCTTGCTGCCATGCCTGCTGGACGGAAGTATTGTGACCAACGATCTGGATCATATGCTTCTCCATCAACAGATGCTTCAAACATTTCTTGCATAACTTTTAGTTCAACTTCGCCTGGCTTTTTAGGTAGGAAGTCATTAAGATTAAAAAGACCATTTGAGTTAACAGCAGCCATTTCGCCATCAGTTAGTGGACGCTCTCTGCGAGCCCATTGTGATGTTGAGTAGTCTGCGTAACCACCTTTTGAAGTCTTATTAAGACGGAAATCAACGCCAGCAGTAAAATCTGTTGGTAGTTCTTCCATATCTGGATCCATAAGTGCCTGCTTGATGATCTGGAAGATCTGTGGGCCAATAATGAATCGACGAACTGGATTCTCTGGAGTTGTATCCTCTGCTAGTGGGTTATCCACAACAAAGCCTTGGAAAATATAAGAACGTTTCTTCCAGTACTTACGACCCATATCTTCTAAAGTAGGATCTTTAAACCAACCACGTACTTCATTTAGAATGTTACAAGTATCACCATACATTTCCATACATGGAATTTGTACTTGAACTGGACGTGAATCAGTTTCGCCTTTAACGCCTGCGAATGGAAGTTTGATCATCAAACGTTCTACCCAGAAGAAAGTATTATCTTCGTTGCCATCAGGCAAGAAACGAAGCGTTGAAGTTTCGCCTTCTTTCATATTCCAAAATGGGTAAATTGCGTTGTCGCCGCCGCTTGATTGAGTGTTACCGCCTGTGCGGTTTTCTTGTTCTTTGAGCTTTGCTCGGATTTCTGCTAAAGATGCCATAGTAATGCCTCCTATATTTTTGCCTATGTCTATGTGCCTTAATTTAGTAGCACAGTGTATATAATACACTAAACTACTTAGCCTGTCAAGCCTTTTTTAAAGAAAAACTTGAAAAACTTCTTGGACGTTGTCCAAATGTATTT